ATCTGAAACATCTTTATATGCTCCGGGTGCATGTACATATCCCCGATACCGTTTAACAGTATTCGGTCAATCATCCCGGAATTATTCACTATCTGCCAAATCTTTTTAAAATCACTTAATTTCGCATAAACCTTCTTTAGCTTCCAAACCGGACATGTTTTGCATCTGGCCCCACACATCGTTGTAATCGTCAACTTCGCATCCATCAAGTGCCTCCCCTATATTTTTGTATGATACCGACAAACGATTTCGCCGACAACTCCCACGAAAAATGCTTCCGTATCCTTTCTGCCGCTAGTTCGCCTTTCTTTAGCGCTGTTTCATAATCATAATATACCTGTTCCATCCGCCGCACTAAATGGTCAATATCACAACTTGCCGCATACGTATGCAACTCAACTACGCTATCCCCATTCGCCAACGGTGTCAGCGTTTCTATCGGAACTAGTTTCCATTTTACCGGATACCCTTCTTTTTCGCTCAGTATATCCATCGGCCCACTCCAATTCGTATAAATACACGGCAACCCGGTTGCCATTGCTTCCGCAAGCGTCAACCCGAACCCCTCCCCCATGGTCGGGAACACAAAACAATGCGCATCATGATACACATTCACTAGCCCTGGTACTTTTCCGTCACTCACCACCGGCAATACCCGTGAATCGAAAATCACATTCTGATACCTTACAACCCGCTCTCTCGGTAGCACTTTCTTGATTTCCTTCCCCATCGCATCGTATCCGACCACCCGTTCCAATCCTTCTGCCGTCTGTGTGGTTTTCATTACCAGCAAGCACCTATTCGCTATCTCTTTATTCCGCTCGCAAAATCTCTCCCAGGCGACAATCATGTGCTTGTATCCCTTCCGCTCATTACTCGCCCCAAACCATAAATACACAAAAGGCTCTCCCGCAACCGGGAAAGCCCGTTTCTTAAATATAAACTTGTCATCCTCTACACCTTCCCAACAAACCTCAACCGGCTTTTTTGTATATCGCTCAAACAGTCTTTTATTATGCCAACATGGCACCACAATTAAATCAGCCTCTTCAAGTTTCGGTATCCATTTCGGCGGTAAATCCACCGCCTCATACATCGTATACAGTACGTTGTATTTCCCCTCAACTCGAACATAATTCCCCGCTGGTACAATTGACACTGCAACATCAGCGCCTTCAGGCTCATCTACCACCTCAACCCCTATCCCCTCTAACGCACTCCGCAACTGCCGCTGGTGATTCGAGTACCCAAATCCAATACCCACCTGATTAAGCTTGCTTGCCCAATATAACCGCACCTATCCTCCGTATTTTTCATGCCACCACTTCGGCTTCCTCCCTCTTCGTTTCATAACTTGTTTTTCATATATCTTCTCTTCAATTGCCATTTCCGGTTTTACAACCTTCTCTTCAAGCCGCTCCTCCGGGTAGATCATGTCTAACCAAAAGGTGGCCCGAAGGCCACCTATATACCGATCATCCATTAGCTAGCCGCCGTTGCGATCCGTCCGTAATATTCGGGGAGCGCATGCGCAAATCCCCACCGTGTGAACATCAGGAATAGCGTCTGGTAGTAAGTGCTCTTGGAATACGGATCAACGAATAGCGATATATTCGTCAACCGATCTCCAATATAGAATCCTCGCAGATCGCCGAATACGATAAATCCCTTCCCAGCCGCACTTGTCGACGGCGCTTGCTCAGGTTGTTCTACCGGATACCCATATAGCATATGCGGGGCCCCTTCAGTCATCGAAGGTATGAATAACGGCCTATTCTGCGAATCCTTTAACCCATATACATACGTCCATAACGGGCTTCGATGGATATACCATCTTGCATTACCCAGCCTCGACGCAGGGATCTTACCGATAATCGCTCGCAAATCCGCTTCGGTCAGCGCGCTGAATGCAGTCGATCCTGTATTAAATACTTGCGATACTCCTGCACTCAAGAATACCCCCGATACCGGTGTACCAGTCCCCATGAATACCGCCGAATCAATCTTTTGACCGATTGCCTCGATGAACTGGCTCATCAATACACCAACAATGCCTCCTGGTATCTGCGTATCCTGAATTAGCTCATTAGACGCAATCGAATATGCATCCAGTCTTGTAGCCGTCAGTGTTACCTGATCGAAAGTAGGATTGCTTTCTGTCGCCTGCGAGCCTTCGTTGGTGAATGACACATTCACCTTGTTCAGCTCACGAGGCAATGTCATAGAATCCGTGCTCATCGGGACATGCGTACAATACTGCATCGCCAAGGATACTTCTCGAATATAGCTCAATAGCTCCATCCGCTCCTCGGTCGGCACTAAATACCCCCCAAGCGACCCCGTTCCTTCGGCCATCGGCGCTTTTGTAACCAACCCAGCAGGCGACTTTACGGCGTTATCATAAATATCCACAAACATCTTCGCCACCCGCTCAAACGCCTCACCTCTCGAATCAACCTTCGGCACTAGCTTTTTTAGGTAGGGCGATTCTGCCATTTTGCGTCTGGCCGAGTCCATCACTGCACGCAAGCTATACCCTTTGTATTCGCCGGGCCCCACAACGATTCTACCAGCGGCAAATCCATGATCCGCATTCGCCTGCTTACTCTTAATCTCCAGCTCCTTTTTTTCGGCTTCAAGCTTCGCCTTCTCCTGCGCTAGCTTTTCCTCTAGCTCCTTTTTTACTTTTTCTCGTTCCTGCTCCCTGATCGCCTCAATCAACTGATCATTCAGTTTTTCCAGTTCTTTTTCATCAGTTTCTTTAGCAATCAGCGCTTTCAATAATTCAATTTTATCCATAGTTTTCCCCTCCTTCACGGAAACTATTTTACTCTTGCCGCAAATAGCTTTATCTTGCCCTTTCGATCAACTATGGTTGTCCTATTTGCCGTCACTTTGCCGCCCTCGGCACGATCGGCACCTTCAACCTTTTGACCGATATTGCAAGCTTTCGCTACTTGCTCAAGCTTTTTCCCAAAACCATTTTCAGCCTGCCTTAACATTAACGCAAACTGATTCGCTGGTAATGTTACCGCACTTACCTCCAATAGTTCAACCTCCGTATAAACTCTCACAGGGCCTCTTTCATTTTCCCGCATTTCCCAGCTCTTCGGAATGAACCCAACCGAAAACGCATTCATAAATCCGTTCTCATACAGATACTTCACCTCGTTACCTAATTCCGTATCTGCAAATTCGATCTCCAGTACCAGCGCTTTATCAGTTATCTTCCCGTCAACCGCCTTTCCGATCGGTAATCCCCGGTACTCATGCCCAAGCAAAATCACCGGATTGGTTTTTAGGTACATATCCAGATTTTTGAACGCCGACGGTAATATAATCTCATTATCTCTATCCACGTCAGCCGTTGATGCAAGTATCTGATACTTCTTCCCTTCCGCCCTAAACTTACCGTTAATTGTCTTCATGTTCGTATTAGCCATACCCCCTCCTTATTCTTCATCGAAAAACTCGATGAATGTACACCGGCAATTTATCACCTCTTCCGCCTTCCCGTTTGGATCCATCGGATATAACAACCCGTTCGGGAACGGCTCTCCCACCTCTCTTACCACACCGTCCAGCTCTTCATGCGTATCCCGCACCCGATCATCTCGTGCAGTCAACCACATGATTTTCTTCGCTCCTAATGATTTCGTTTTCTCGAACTGCCCCTCGTTAAACGCCCCGTGCACTTCCGTTCTTGCGATTGTTCTCGCTCTGCTATACGTTGCCTTCATTTCATCTCGTATCGCCTCCAACACCATTTCGGCCCTCACATCTTCTGCCACTCCCTGATTCATCGCCAATGCCAAGGTTCGATACAAGACTTCCTTTATCCTTTCACGGCCTGTCTCGTTGATCCCTTTTATCTTGTTCATTCGCCTTGCCATTATAGCCATGATTTTATCGTTCGGAAAATCTTCCGATCTAAACCCCAGCTTCAACGCATCCCGAATCACATCGCCCATCGTTTTGGTCAATTTCTGATCATCAAACGCCTTGTCAATAACCCTCGCAATTGCCTCTAATTC